CGAGTGCATGCGGTCGAGCACGTCGTGCAGCTTCGGGCCTGCAGCTGGCGCGGCGACCTTCGCCACCTTCACCGGCTTCGGCGCCTTCTCAGCCTTCGGCGGCTTGACCGGCTTCGGCGGCTTCAACAGTTCCTTCTCGGCCCGGATCGCGGCGTAGTGCTCGCGGCGCTTCTCGAAGGCGGCGCGCTTGGCATCGGTGATGCGGCTGTTGATGAGCACGGCCAGGTCGGAGCGCGTGCCCTTGCGGCGGTGCTTGACGTCGCAGCACCAGAGGTTGCCGCACGTCGGGATGTAGGCCAGCCGGTCGGGCAGCACTGCGCTGCCGGTCAGGCCGAGGTGGAATCCGACCTGCAGGCCGCGCGGGCCGACGTTCGGAATCCAGAGGGTCGGCATGCCGTCCTTCGTGACGGCGCCCTGCCAGCGCAGGCAGTCGCCCTCGGGCAGGCAGCGGGCCTCGATGTCGGCCAGGGTGCGGATGCCCTTGGAGCGGATGTTTGTTCGGGGCAGCGGCATGTCACGCACCCCCTGCCGCGCAAGTGGTGCGCAGTGTGTTCGCGTCCAGCACCCGCTCGGGCGATTGCTCTGCGGGATGGTCGGCGCCGTCGTCCTGGCGCACAGTGGCGACATGCACAAAGGCGTCGCCACCCTCGCAAGCGCTGACCTTGAACGGCCGCGCCATGTCGCGGTCGTGGAACCGCGCGCAGTCGAAGCGGCGGTCGCACAGCGTGTGATGGGCCTCGGCGACGAAGCCGCCGCAGCGGGTGGTGTCAGTCATCACACCCCCTGCGGCGCGGCTTCGGGCTGGGCGGGCGCGGTGCGCAGCACGCTCCAGTCGATGTCCGGCCTGAGTTCTTCGCACCGTACAGCGCCCGCCGTTTCCCGCTCGATGGCGGGGCAGTGCTCGGCTGGCACTTGGCGGGGGTTCTCGTTCGCCGTCCACTGGCTGACCAGCACGCGGTTCACGCCGATCTTCTCGGCCAGCGCCGCAGCAGTGCCGCGGGGCTGGGCGCTCAGGTAGGTTTTCAGGTCCATGCGCCGCATCGTAGCGCAGCGCTAACAGTGGCGCAAGAGGTGGCCCAAATTCGCGCTAACCCGCCCCACCCTCACGGGGGTAGGGTCGTGAATATGCAACCAGTCGAAGAGGTCAGGCGCGCTAACCTTTTGTTGCTGATACAAGAGGCAGGCAGCGCCGCAAAGCTAGCCGCCCTGTCAGGGTTGGCCGCGCCTTACATCTCCCAGGTCAGTAGGGCCGTTCCGAACAGCAAGGGCAAAGGGGCGCGTGTCATGGGGCCGGACGTGGCGCGCCGACTGGAAGCAAAGATGGGAAAACCCCGCGGCTGGATGGACACGGACCATTCCGCTCTCAACATCGCGGCCGACCTCAACGGGCGCGAGGGCCAGATGGTCGGCCTGTTCCGGCTTCTCGGCGAGGCCGACCAGGCGCAGGTGATCAACGAGCTGACGCGCCGCTTGAAGCAGTCGCCGCCGCTCAGTGGCCCGCGCGAGGCTGCAGAGTCTCCCGACCTGCGGCACTGAACCAGGGTTCATCACCCGAAAGCCTCCCCTACCCGTGACGGGTACAGAGAGGCATCACCCCGCGTGTGCGGACCATCATGCTGCGCGCTGCGCAGTCCCCGGGCTTGATGGCTCAGCCAGCCCCGCGACCTTTCGGACCTGCCCCGCTGCGTTCTAGCTGGGTCGCGTAGCCCTTTTCTTCCGCTCGGCCGGGCTCGGCCATTCCTTTCGCGCGGAGTGCGCGCCAGCCAAGCAAAAGCCCTTGAGGCCATGCCGTCCGTGGCGGCATCCACGGGCCGGAGTGAACCGGCGAACGGCATGAGCTCAAGGGCTCGGTGCGCATTCTCTGCCGACGGATGCCGCCGCTGGCGAAAGACGAAGCGGACTGTACCCCACGATTTAGGGGGGTGGGAAGACCCGCGGAAAGAAAGTAGCGCGCCGCTATTGACTGAGAGTTAGCGCGCCGCTACAGTTCATCCCATCGGCTCAAGACAAACCGCATCCGCGGCGAGCCGGGAAGGACAAGGCGATGAGCACCAGCAGCGAAGCGCGCACCGTCAAGGCGGCCCGCGCTCTGAACCAGCGGTTTCAAAACCCGGACGTTGCCGCGTTCAACCGCTCGCGCAAAGCGCGCACTGAACGCAGCAGGCTTTTCTGGTTCAACGTTGGTCACTTCCTGTTTGTGCCTTACCGCGGCATGGGCTGGACGAACGAAGACGTGCGCCGCTGGAAGTTGATTCGCGGGGAGGCCGCATGAACGGCTACGCCATCTTCGGCCGCCCGCCGGTGTTCGGCGGCTGCAGCGCCAGCAGCGACCTGGCCGCGCACCTTGCCAGCGAAGACGCCGCCGAGGCCCGCGCCGAGCACGTCGAGAGCCAGATCGACGATGCCATCGACGCGATGCTTGACGGCACGAAGCTGACCGACCTCACGGTCCCGCTGTTCGACGCGATGAAGGTCCGCAAGGCCCAGCCGGCGATGGCCGAGCTGCTGCGCGACGACGGCAACAGCATCGACACCTTCGACGACTGGCTCCGCATCCTGATGCGCGCCCCGGTCGAGCAGCTGCCCTTCGTGGCGCTGAACTTCCGCGCGTGGGCCTATGACGTGCTGCGCGAGGCCGCCGACGACGTGGGCATCACCGAGCTGGCCGAGAAGATGGCCGACGAGGAAGCCGCCTACGCCCGCGAAGTGGCCGCCGAGATGAGGGCTGGTCTGTGAGCGGCCCGGTGATCGTGGCCGGCGTGCGGCCTCTGCCGAAGCACAGCGACGAGCTCGTGCCGGCTCTGCAGCGCCAAGTGGCCGAGCGCGACGCCGCGCTGCAGGTGCTGCGGATGGCCGCCTCTCGCGCTGTCGGCTACATGCAGGGCGCCACGGAGTGGCAGCCGGCCGAGGCCAAGCAGCTGCACGCCGAAGTGCTCGACGGTCTCCGCGAGGCCATCAAGTCGTCGGGCGTCTGGCCGTTCCCGTCGCCGATGCCTGCGGTGCGCGATGAACTGGCGCGTCAGCACCAAGCGCAGCAGCGCGACGCGATCGTCAACGGGCCGGAGGCGCTGCTGTGACCGCCTACCTCGTGTTGATCCTGCTGCTGGTCCCCGCGTCCGACGGCACGCCGACGGCCACCGAGCTGCACCAGAGCCTCGCGTCGGCATCCAGCGACGAGGTGTGCCAGCAGCACGCCGACAGGCTGGCCGCCGAGCAGCTGCGCAAGCACTCCGACACCGTGCGCAAGCTGCGCGGCCGCGTCGTCGGGCAGTGCCGGCGCATCGGGAGCATGACGTGAGCTGGCCGACGACCCGCCGCCATCCGCGCACCCTGGCGCAAGCCTTTCCCCGCGACCACGCCTGCGCCGTCGAGCACTACCGGCCGCCGATGGGCCGCCTCGGCGACTTCGTGCGCGCCGTCATCTGTGTCCTGGGCTGCATCGCCATCGCCGCGATGCTGGCGCAGGGCTGTGTCCCTCTCAACTGAAGGAGCCCGCACCATGACCTGGCCCACCGACGACATCGGCCGCAGCGCCGCGCGTTCGTCTCATTACCCGAACGTCGTCGCCTGGCCGGGTAGCCCGCGCCGCACGCACGACGAGCCGGTCCCGCAGACCCTGCACTGCCTCGGCACGCGCCGATGCGCCGTGGCCAGCGACTGCACCAGCCCGGCGACCTGCCACTTGCTGGCGCACGTCGAGCAGCCCGGCGCCGTTGACCCGGTGCCGATGCGGGCACGCAAGCCGAGCGTCTGGCAGCGGCTCGACGAGTGGCTGACGCCCGGCCGCACCGCGTGGCTGTGCGCAGCCTTCGTGCTCGTGTTCTGGGCCTGCCTGGGCGTGTGGCGTCTGGCGTTTGCCTCGGGGGGGCCGCTGTGAACGCGCCCGACGCCCTGGCCGTCATCGCGGCCGGTCACGACCGATCGAAGTTCCTCGGCGGCAGCGACATCGGCGCCGTGCTGGGCATCAGCCCGTGGCGCACGCCGCTGCAGCTGTGGCAGGACAAGACCACGCCGCGCGTCGAGGGCACGCCGAAGAAGGTGTTCACCCGCGGCCAGCGCTGGGAATCCGTCGTCGCCGAGATGCTGGTCGAAGACCTGACGCGGCGCGGCCACAAGGTCGAGATCCTGCGGTCGAACACCCGGTATCAGGACGACGACCTGCGGTTCCTGGCCGCCGAGATCGACTTCGAGCTGCGCATCGACGAAGCCGACGAGATCACGAACTGCGAGCTGAAGACCGTGCACCCGTTCCGCATGCGCGAGTGGGGCGACACGGGCAGCGACGACCTGCCGGTGCACTACACGGCCCAGGTGATGCACGGCCTTGGCGTCACGCGGCGCCGCAGCGGCATGCTGGCCGCGCTGTTCGGCGCCGACGAGCTGCGCACCTACCCGGTCGACGCCGACGACGAGACCATCGCCGGCATGCGGGCCCAGGCCCTCGCGTTCTGGAACGACCACGTGCTGGCGGGTCTGCCGCCGGCCCCGAAGAACCTCGCCGACCTGGGAATCCTGTTCGGCAAGGAAGCGGAAGGCCCGCCCCTGCTGGCCGACCCTGAACTCGCCGCCCGCGTCATGCAGCTGCGCGCGCTCCTCTCCGAGATCAAGGCCCGCGAGGCTGAGGCAGAGGCGGTCGAGTTCGACATCAAGCGCGCCATGCGCGAGGCCAGCGAGATCGTCATGCCTAACGGCAAGTCGGCGGTCGAGTGGAAGTCTCGCAAGGGGTCGTGGCTTGACGAAGCGGCGCTGAAAGAGGCGCACCCCGCCATCGCGCGCGAGTTCACCCGCAAGTGGGAATCGCGCGTGTTCAAGCTGAAGCAATTCGACACCAAAGGACTTTGACCCATGAGCACCAGCACCCTGAAAGCCGTCGCCACTGGCGCACCCGGCACCGCCGTCGCCGAGACGAAGAAAGACCCGGCCGTTGCGCTGGTCGACAAGCTGAAGCCGCAGCTCGCGCTGGCCTTGCCGAAGCACATGACCGCCGACCGGATGGCGCGCATCGTCCTGACCGACATGCGGCGCGTGCCGAAGCTTATGGAGTGCACGACCGCATCGCTGGCCGGCGCGATCATGGCCGCCGCGCAGCTGGGCCTCGAGCCCGGCAACGGCCTGGGCCACGCCTACCTGCTGCCCTTCGACAAGCGCGCGAAGGTCAACGGCCAGTGGCAGACCGTGGCCACCGAGTGCCAGCTCATCATCGGCTACCGCGGAATGATCGACCTGGCCCGGCGCAGCGGCCAGATCGTCAGCCTGTCGGCGCGCACGGTGCACGAGCGCGATCACTTCCAGTACCGCTACGGCCTGGACGAGACGGTCGAGCACGTGCCCTTCGACGGCGGCGACCGCGGCAAGCTGACCTACGTCTACGCCGTGGCGAAGCTGAAGGACGGCGGCGTGCAGTTCGAGGTGATGAGCCGCGCCGAGATCGAGGCCATCCGCGCGAAGTCGAAGGCCGGCAGCTCGGGCCCGTGGGTCGACCACTTCGACGAGATGGCGAAGAAGACCGCGATCCGCCGGCTGTTCAAGTACCTGCCGGTCAGCGTCGAGATGAGCCGCGCCGTGACGGCCGACGAGCAGGCCGAGGCGGGCATTCCGCAGGACCACAACGTGATCGACGGCATGGTGTCGGAGATGGCCGCGCCGGGCGATCCGCTGCCGGCGCCTGGCGATGCGCCGCCCGCACCCGCCGCCGACCCCTCGGACGCCGGCTTCGGCGACCTCGCGGACCAGCCGGCATGACCACCCCCACCACCCTCGCCGAGACCTGGACCGCAGCCCAGGCCGACGCGCCGATCGACCCGCGGGCGACGCCTGCGATCCAGGCGCGGCGCGACTACATGGCCGGCGCGCTCGACTGCCTCGTGCTGCAGAGCCGCGGCGCCACGCGGGAGCAGCTGCTCGCCGAGTGCGTGCAGTTCGGCAAGGCCGTCGGGACGCCGGCCGAGCGCGCCTCCTAACCCCTCACCACCGGAGCCCGTCACATGCAAAACGAAAGCCCCACGCGGCGCATCGTGCCCGCCACCGCAGCGAAGCCGCCCACCGCTGCGCCGAACAGTGTGTTCGCCGCCGGCCAGGCCGCGAAGCAGAAGCGCACCTACGAGCGCAAGCCGCTCGACATCCGCACGGTCGAGATCCGCAAGGGCGTGCCCATTCCCGAGAGCAAGGCGCCCGGCCGTAGCAGCGTCTATGCCGACCTGCTGGCCCGCATGAAGAAGGGCGACAGCTGCGAGCTGGAGCACCGCAACGCGCTCTCCTTGAAGTCCGTCGCCAAGAAGGCCGGCGTGCCCCTCGTCCTGCGCAAGCTAACCGAGACGCACACCGGCTGCTGGCGCACGGCCTGAACGGCAACACGATCACCACCGGAGCCCATGACCCCATGAAGACCTTCGACCTCCCCGAGCTGTCGCGCCTGAAGCTCACCAAGGCCACGCCCAGGAAAGAAAGCCACGGGAAAGAACTCGTCCAGGCCATCAGCCTGCGCGTCGAGTGGTGGCCGACCGACAACGCCGCTGTGAACCTGCTGCACGACAACCTGCAGGATCTGCTGTGGTGGGTGCCGCCCGAGGCCGCAGCCCAGGCTGACCTGGACGGCGTTCCCGCGGTGAAGAAGCACCGCCGCGTGCCGACGCTGCACATGCCGCTGAAGATCGAGGCGGCCTTCAGCGGCTACACGCTGAAGATCGAGCACGGCATCGACGACAGCACGGCGCTGGAGCTGTACGCCTGCAGCTGCGACAAGTTCGAGATCGAGGCCAAGGAAGGCGGCAGCGTCGTCATCCGCTGGTCGGTGGCGTCGAACAAGGCCATCACGCCGCAGCTGGTCGGCGCGCTGTGCGGTCTCGAAGGCGGCGAGCTGATCGCCACGCTGACGCCGCCGGAGCCGGGCGCGACCGAGGCCACGGGCGCGGAGATCGACGGCACGAAGGGCCACCCGGGCGCGGCCGAGGGCCAGGGCAGCCTGCTCGACACCGATGCCGACGGTGAGCCGCGCGACGACGGCCTGGGCAGCTTTGCCGACGACATGGGCGGCGCAAAGGAAGACCGATGACCACTGAATCCACGAGTGCAGACGACGCCACCCGCCGCGATGGGTCGGCCTTGAGCGAGGGGTTAGGCCCGCTCTCGCCGATGGAGCAACTGCTGGCGTTCTGCGACTGGGAGCGCAAACACAACCCGCACCCGCATGGCAAGCTGCACGTAGCCGCGTGGGCCGCGGCCGAGATAGAGCGACTGGCCGCGGAGAACAAGACGCTGCGCGAAGCCGCCGAGTACGCGGCGCACAAGCTCGAAGGCGCGCGCATCTGGAACGGCACTGACTGGCACTACAACCCGCTGCACCCTCTGCACTACCGGAGCGCGTTGGAGCGCCTGCGGGACGTGTTGAGGGCCTAACACCAAGCTGAACGGCCCACAAGGGCCGGCACGAAAGGACGAGAAATGAGCACACAGCAGCCCGGCCCTTGTGGGTCCGATTCGAGCGCCGTGTTAGGCCACGCTGGTGGCGAAGCGAGGAAG